ACATTTTCTCCAAATGCACTACTTGCACTTGCAGTTCCATTACACCCATCAATGTTGCCGTATCTATCGGCACACATATAAACCTCAAAAAGAGATCTCTCCTGGTTCAGGTAGTCCTGATTATTTTTATTCCACTGAGCCATTAATCACTCCACGATAATCTTTCTGGTTGATACCTTTGTGCGTTTTTGATTCTAGAAGTATTTACCTGACCAGGATAGATCTGATGAACAATCGCTCCAGGATACTCTCCTTGAATTTGTTCTGCGAGTTCATTCTTAGAAAGCATTGCACCTTCTACTTCTAGACGATACATCTTTCCTTCCCAGACAACATCAGCAAAGAAAGATTCTTGTGGTTGTTCTGGTTGAGAACCCCCAACATTAAGGGTTCCATTGAAGTCACCATTGATGGTGATACTTTCTGTTAAAAATTCTTGAAAACTTTTCATTGATCAGCACTTCCAGCGACGACGGGCTTTGCAAATTGCTTTATCGGGGTCTTTTGAGCAATCGATGTTATGCATATCTTGCTGCCCCTTAGAGCGTGAGCAGAAGGACTTTCTGCGCTTGGCATCCTTACTGCCTGGTTTTGGGTCACCAGTTACAGCAGTCTTAAGTTTGGAACCCGGATTCTCACGCTTGTAAGCATTAACTGCTTTCTGACTCATACCATCAGTTTTATCGGACTTATTCACTTTTTGCCAATCTTCACCAAACATCTTTGGTCCCTTAGTCTTTTTTTCTGCAGCAGCTCTCTCACCCTCAGTTGCACCCTTTTGTGAGAGAGTTCTAATCTTTTTTGCGCGTTGTCCCTCTCTATGAGCTTTAGGATCAATTGCAGCAGGCATTACTCCTTCATCCAAATCCACTCTCCAGTTAGAGAATTCTTCTTTCTTCACTTTTGCTGGTTTAGAAGAACCAGTTCTAAACTTACCGAATGGAGTTGGAAGTTCTTCGCCATATTCTCCAGTCTTCTTTTCAACCTTATCATTAGGATCTACATCGCCATCAACATCATAATCGATTCTTTTTGATGCTTTCGATGCAAGTTTTTTAAGATTTCCACCACCAATATTTGCTTCCAAATCTGATTTAGTTGGCGTGTGCTTTCCTTCTTTTTGGCAATCGGGGACTTCTTCACCGTTCTTAATTTTAGTTCCTTTTGCTTTATATCCAGTCCAACACTTTTTGGCACCAACATTTTTACGTGCCTGCTTTAATCCCTCTTCAATATCAAGAGTTTCTGGATACCCTTTCTCACCAGGTTTAGCGGGTTTTTCTCCACGCTTTCTTTTAGCGTGAATATTTGCCCAAAGACCTTTCTTCTTACCTTCATCTAATATTTTAATTGGATCTGGTTTTACAAGATCGACAAATTCATATTCTGTAGGATTGAATTCATCTCTCCAATTAGAATAGCAATATTCTTTGGACATCTATCTACTAATAGTTTATTCTTTACTATTTAGAAAACCTTGCTTTAACATCTTCTGAAGGTCTGATGTTGAACCAACAAATACTGCATTATTATTTGTAACATTGTTAGTTGTTTTCGCAGATTCATCTTCAACATCCTTAAGTTTCTTTTGAAGATCAATTAATTTGTCCGTTGTATCGGCAACACTTTTGATCAACTGACCAGCAACTTCATATGCTCTTGGACTACCACCCTCACCAGCAAGTTCCATGATTCCATTGATTGCCTCTTGTCCTTTTTCAATCAAGGAATACAAGTTAGCACGAGTATATTCATAGTCCTTTTCGATGTCGGGACCTTTTGGTTTTATGCTTTGAATTTCTGATGAAATTTTTTCTGCTTTTACGATCTTACTCTCAACGTTCAGAGCTTCATCGATAGAATCATAATTATCAGACATAATTTTTAAATATCAGTTTGTTGAGTTGGACTATAAGTTCTGGAGTCTGAAAAATCTTCCCACACTTCACTAAAACCAAAATCATCTCCCGGTTCAGCATCAATCGGATCTGGAGTTACAGTATATCTTACCTCACGTTTAGCAGTCTGAATATTTGTGTCAGTATACATATCAACCTGAACCTTACGAATGAGACCTTCTGTGGAATCTGCAATAGGCCCAAACAGATATGACTTTGCAGTAAATCTCAAAGTGTAGATAAGTGCTCTTCTTACAGTAAAATCCCCCTCATAATCATCTTGCATATCAATACTATCAAGAACAATTGGAATATCTTTCTTTTCACCAATCGAATCAATTAAATCCAAAGTCAGATTGAATGATGGTTGAAAAAATGGAAGTATTTGCTCAACAATTTGTAGAGCATCATCACTTAATTTTGAATAGATACTCAATTCAAAACCAATGTTATAGGGAACTGGCATATAAACTTTTTTTACATTACCAGATTCATCACAGGCTCTAAATGTTTGTGTTACACTTGTTTTCCTTGTTGGGTCATATTGTAAAGAAACCATTTCAAAAGACATTCTTGGTAATGTAATAGCAATAGGTTTTTTTAGATCTGCTTGCTGTTCAATTTTTGCAAGGAACTTTTGCATTGGACCATATGACAATCCAACCTTAGTTTCATCAACTACATTATTATTTTTATCTTCGTGTCTAATGTAGATATTATTAAAAAGGGTTCCGAAACTAACAATAGTTTTTCGTATAATTTCGTGATAAAAATAAGTTCCTAACATTAATATTCTCCGAAGGGATTACTCTCTGTGAAATCTAAAATACCATCTGCTTCGGTTTCGATTTCTTCATTGATATCATAAGACTCTTCATAACTATTATTATCATATGATTTAAGTATATAGGTAGCGGAAGATTCTGAACCAACAATACTTTCTCCTGCATAGAATTGACCGTTATTAATCGCTACACGAAGTTCGACAGGTGGATATGTTGGTTCAAGATCTGTTCTCACTTTAAAATCTCTAACAACAGCAGTAGTTCCAGAAACGGATCCAGTTATTGTCTCATTATAAATGAATGTACCTATTCCAGTAGGTGAAAGCTCCGATATTGTTACTGATGGTGTAACTGAATATCCATATCCAGCATTTGTTAGTGTTAAAGCAGATACTTGTCCAACAGAATTTATGGTTGCTTTTGCTGTGGCATCGCCTTCTATTGTGACGGTTGGAGTTAAATAATAACCTCTACCAGGATCTGTTATAGTTAAGAATTGAACCCCATTATCTACTACTACAGCAGTCGCAGCTGCACCAACACCGTTTCCACCTGTTATTGTTACTATGGGTGGATTTGTTGACGTATAACCAGATCCTGCATTTGTAATTAAGATAGATTCTACAGATCTGACACCACCAACAGATGTTGTTATTGCGACAGCAGTAGCCGTAGTTCCACTTGTTGGTGGTGCAATTGTTACTGTGGGGGTTGTAGTGTAATTATATCCATCGTCAGTCAAAACAATCTGACCTATCATTCCTACCCCACCAAGAGTTGCAGTAGCAGTTGCTGTAACTGCACTTCCAACTAAATTCAAAGTTGTGATATATCCTTCATCCTTCACAGTATTATCAATCTCTTCTATAGAAGTATCAATGTCCTCATTTTCATATTCATAAAGTTCGCATAAAAGTTCATAAACGTATGTTTTGCCCAATTGATAGAATGGCTTTTCAACCTCTACACGTTTAATTTCAAACAATCTTTCCCCAAGGGGAAAATATATTAAATCTCCTTCTCTTGGTCTTGTTGTAAGATTTCTAATATCATATTCCGTTATATCTCCTTGCTGAATTGAAACATTTAATCCATCCAAAAATGGTGCTATAAACTCTTCAAATCTTTCTTTAGAAATAATCAAATTTATTTCATTTTTCAATCTTAATCCGAATTTTGTCATCAAATCAGAACCTGGAGCATAACCTTCATAATTATCGAGATATGCTTCAATAATAAAATTATCATCAAACTTTGATGATTCCACTTCTCTAAAAATATCGTCCGTTTTCAAATACTTTCTAGGGATATAATAAACATCAATCCCATATATTTTCAATTGCTCATTTATTAAGTCTTGTATTAAAAATTGTTCTGTGGGAGATCCCTGCAAGAAAAATGGATTGAGTGTCATGATTATCCAATAAAGTCTAGTGGTGGTAATTCATATTCCATAGTCATTCTTTGCTTAATATCCTCAAGTTCTTTTTCAGCATCTTCATATAATTGTCTGCCATTCAATTCTATTCCACCTGGCAGTTTTACACCATTAAATTTGATAAGGTTTTGACCCCACTGTCTCTTAATTAGAGATGTTAAATATTTTTTAAGAAAACTATCATTATAAATTTTGGTGAATGAAGCAGGATCTAAAGCTCTATAACATTCAATTACTATAAACTCTCCTGCAGTTTGTACTCCCCAATCTATATCCAAATATAATCTATCTTGTCTCTTATTATATCTTATCTGCTTATCAGTTGTTAATAGGAAATCAATATCCTCAAGATAAGATTTCACCATAGAATACTGTAAAAGATCTACTGAATTGAAATAATATAAGTCATTTAGGAATAATTGATATTTGATGCTAAACATACCACCAGAAATTGAGCTGGTGTCAAACTTAAATATTCTCTCTACACCTATTACAGAATCTGGAACTTGTATGAAATTGGATGTCTCATAATAATTAAAGGTAGTAGCGGCAATGCCTGTGGAGGTTGCAGTTGTAGTTACAATTCCTACGCCATCAGTTCCTTTTGCTTTTCCTCTAGAAACATCATCAGATGTTATTTGATACTTCAAATACATCTTTTCGACACCATCATAATGACGTTCATTGAAATATTGAAGTGCATCATCGACTAAATCGTCAATTTGCTCATCATCAACATTAATTTCCAATACTGGAGCACCAAGTCTACGAAGACAGTAATCAACTAATCCTTGTCTTGTTGATGGCTTAGCCATTAGTACAGTCCCCCGTCAATAGTATCTGTCCATACAGGAGTTCCTATTCCTGCTTGTGTTGTTAATATATAGTTGCTAGTACTAATCCCAGACTCTGTACTAGCAGCACTCGTCAATTTTCCTGAATCATCAAAGAAAGCAACCCCATTTGGTCCATCGAAATTGCCTGGTACATAGTATAAAGCATCAGTTGTACTAATAAATCCTACAACATTTAATCCATTTGTTGCATTAATATCACCTTCAAAATCAACAGATGACTTGAAAGTTGCAATTCCAGATACTGATATATCATCAAGATCTGTAAGACTCATTTCTTTGAATGTTATTGATGAAGCATCAATAACACTCGTCATTATAAATGCTCCTGTTGGGTTATCCCAAACAAGAAGCAAACCATCCCTATCTTTATAGAAACTATTTACATCACTAAGATCTAAAAGATTTGATGGTGGTGTAGATGAATTACTTAATACACGAACTACATTTTGAGAACCAACCCTAGCTTTTATAGATGCCATTACCTGGTTACTCCTGCTCTTACCAGCGCGGAACCTTCAACGGCTTTAACTATGTTGCTGCCATTGGTTAACTTTACATCATATACATATCTTCCGGGTTTTAATTGTGAAGTATCTGTAGACCCCAATGATATTGTAATTTTTCCTTGAGCAGCATTTGTGATTGTAGATGCAAATGAAACTGATGAAGAACTCGTATAAGTTTTCCTTATTTGAGATTCTACTTCATATGCGCTTAGGTTTAATGGACTATTGGTTGAGGTGTCTTCCAACTCAAAGGTGGTATCAAACTTAAAACCCTGCTCAATTACTATGTTGGATACAAATACCGCCATTATTCAGATGAGCATACGTTTCTTCTTTAGATATTTATGTCCGCATAAAGTTTTATTTTTTATTCAAAATTTCCTTTAATAAAGATTTAATCTCGTCAATATCTTCCTTCATTTTTTCAAGTTCTTTCTTTTGATTTTGTCTATAGTTTAAAGCATTCATATGCTGATTATAAGAAGCGGTATCACAATTTACTATGGCACCGCTTTTTTCATCTCTATATAAGTTTTTGTATCCTTCTACACGTATCATGCCAATGCGATTGTTCTGAGATCTTTTATTCTTGGAGCATATGCCTGATTAGTACCAGACATTACAACCTTAATTGTATATCCAGTAAATAAATCTAAGTTATCTGCAGTAAACTCATATTCTAGATATTGATTATCAGCACTTGCAGGAACTTGAACATCAGATCTACCGCTGTTTTGAGAAGTATCTGCTGGAGTTAAAGTCCCATCTGCCTCTAATTCTAAGTTGTCATATCCTGGGAACAATTCAAATTCTTGATCAACTTCACTCGAATCAGCTCTAATTAAACTGTAAAGAACTCTAATATCAGCAGAACTATGTCTATATGCTGCAAGTATTACTTTGAGTGATGATGCAGGTTGTGCTAAGTTTACAGTATTTGAAACATAGATTGCTGCATGTGGGTCAAATAGTGAGGAATTCACTCTACCATCTGTTACATAATCAGATACTGGACTGTTCAATCTACTTAATCTGAATTCGGTAATTGATGCGTCCGTGTATATGACAGGAGATAGATTCTCATCAGTTGTATTCAAGGTTATACCAGTTGTAAATGATTTGTTCCTTGGTAATGTAGACAATTTAGCAATTTCATTTACATTTGATGCTACCATTCTTACAGATGTTAGTTTATTAACCTCATTCAGTTCTATTGGTTCGAAACCATTATCTACAAATGGTGTTTCTGTTCCATCAACACTTCTTCCAGTAGTAGTTCTTATATTAGAAGTTACTGTGGTTGCAGAACTTGGTGTTAATATATCATAGTATGGAATGACTTCATTGAATTGAATGTTTTCCGTAGCTTTACATCTTTGACCACCAACAAAATCTTCAGAAGAGAAAGATAATTGTGGAGTTTCAGAAGTAGATCCATCACTAGATCTATCCATACCATTGGTTGACATATCAATAGCAATATGATATGAGTCAATAGTATTGTCTAAAGTACTTACAGTATTTTCAACATTATTAATTCTTCTAAGAGATACTCCATTCAATTCATATTTTGTAACCAAACTTTGGGTTAAATGTGGTTGAACTTTACCTTCAACAGATCTAGAATCTATTGTAAGAGTTCCACTACCAACAGCATTATAAGATATTATTTCATCGCCAATTTTTACATATCCAAGATAAGAACCAGAAACAGGTTGCCCTTCAAATGTTGAGAAGTTTGCAGTGCTTGCAACACTAATCGTTGTTGTTTCTGTCAATGACAATTCTGAGGTTAATGTTGTTGAAGGTACATTTGGTTCAATTCCAGTCAATATGACTTTATCCGTTGAAGAATACATTCCATGATCGAAATGATTCACTCTGATATAATTTCCAGAATTTAAATTTGACCCTTCAGATGTTCTATCAGTGATTGTTGTGGAAGCAAGTGATACAATATTTCCAGAATCATTATAATAACTTAATCCTGCTCCAACTTGGAATGTCTTGGATGCTCCTTTTTCGCCCTGAACCCCCGACAGATATAAAGTATCTAATCCTGAAATTGCAGAGATTGTAAATCTAGCATTTCTTCCTTGACCAGAAGCAACAACACCCACAACATCACCAACTTGATATCCATTTCCGGCCGTAGTAACTGAATTGAAACTTAACACTCCATTAGTTGAGGTTACATTCAATACTAATCCAGAACCATTACCTACAATATTTGTGGTATCTAAACTGTAGGTTCCCGAAACATAATTTGTTCCTCCATCCGTAACAGATGCGTTAGTAACAGATCCTCCTGTACCAACAATATATCCATAACCAAAATCATTTGAACCTGAAATTTTTCTTCCTGCGGTTAAAATACCAGTTACACTTGCCTCGGAAGTTGTAGTAATTCCTAGTGTTACAGTCTTTGGTAATGTTACCAATGGATTGTTTCCGAGTGTTTCTACATAACCATTACTTTCATCCAGTGTTGGATTGTAGAAGTATGCAGTTCCGGTGTTTGAAGTAAACTTTGCCTTATAAAGTTTAAACTTCATATCCTGGTATTGATTTGCTGTCCAGATAGATCCGTTTTGAGACAGGAACAAACTACCAAGAGCAAACTGCTTGGAATATATAACAGCTTCAGCATCTGGGAGAGATTGTGTATTTACAGTTTTTTCTCCCATTTCTGCAATCCACATTTCATATTCATCTGTAGTTGGTGCTACAGCAACAATTGCATACTCTTCGCCTGGGGCAAGATATATTGGATAGTCAAAAGTAACTTTTGTTGCCACTTCTCCTGTCGAAGAAATGTTCACCTCATTGGGGGTCAATGTAACTGGATTTCCAATTATGTCACGGGTAGGAGTTCCCAACTGAACAGTTCTAACTTCAATTGTTACTGGATCATTTCCAGAAGGCTTAGATGCAAAGAATAAATCAACAGCGGTCAAGAATGCACCATTAGCATCATCATTGTCTCCGTTACCACCAACACTGAAAGATTGTGCTAATGGATCATAAAATTCTGTTGTTACTCTTGTTGTTTGTACTTGACGAACTTCAAATCTTCCTTCGGATTTATAGGATGTTTCAGCAGTAGACTGCAATTTACTTCCAGGAAGTGGTTCTGCGTTAGTAGAACTATTCGTCAATTTGTAAGTTTTAGTTCCTGTTGTAATTCTGATAGTTGGAGCCGGAATAGCAAGAGGATCTTTTAAGAAGAATGTTCCTAATAAGTCTCCATAATTGTCACTAATAAGACGAAGATCTTTTACGTATGCAACTGATCCACTAGTTTGTCCAATTAATTTTGCACCGGTTTCAACATAACCATAATATTTACCCTGCGCCTCTTCAGACAGTGCATATGTATCAATATTAAGAACTTTTGATGATTGGCTATATGTTTCTTGTAAATTTTCAGTTTTTATATATGGGTTTATATTGAATGTTTTTGTCGGAGCATTGAAAGGACCAGACTTATGATTTCCGGAGCATAATCTAAATCTTATTATTTCCACACCATCCTTATATCCAATTACAGTTTCACCTACAGAGAAAGATCCAGAAGATCCATAATTTACCAATGTAGAATCATTGGAAATTTCTAGTAATTTGGGTACAAAATCAACACTTCCATTTCCATCGAAGAATTGGTAAAATATTGTAAGTGGTTTTAAGTTTGTAGCTGAAAATGTAGTATTTCTGGATCTCATGTATTGCTCATTTCCAGAAGATACTACTACATCTCTTGAAGAAACGGATGTTCTTCTTTGACCAGCACGATTTGGATCTGCAACTCTTCTACTTGTAGTTGTAACTGATTCTTCCAATCTAACTGTTCTAGTCCAACTATCACTTTTTGGCGATAAAGTAACAAATCCATTATAAGAAACAACGTGGAATGGATTTACATTTTCAACCTTAGTAGCCAAAGGTTGTTCAATCCAACCAATACTATCATATTTTAGTGTAATAGTATTTCCTGTTTTTTGGACGTTCGAATCCAATAAATCATAGTTTGTCGAAACATCTAAATTTTCGTCAGTAATGTCAGTGGATGGAGCGATTTGTGGTTTTAATGTGTTTCTACTTGTAATTGTCGTCAGTTCCTGAGATGCAGAATCTACTTGAATGGAAGATACGTCATTATTAATTAATGAGTTATTTTTGAAATCATCCACAAAAAATCCTGTTTTAAATCTATCATTTCCGTCAGCATCTCTAACTTGAAGTGTTTGTGTGTTGAGTTCTAACAGTGAAAGTGAAGTTAAAGTTTCTAAATTTTCAATTCTATCTTCAAGTTTTCCAATATCTCTCATTGTATATCTTCTATTATCAACGAGAGAAATTTGAGCGTCATCTGGATTATAAAGATATGCTGGCAGTGTAATAGTCGCCAAATCCATTAATCCATCTGGATTTTTATTTGAAGGTGCTTTTGGTTCTATCGCAGAAATTCCTTTTTCTACAATAAACTTTCCAAAAGTATCCAAATAAATTTTGTCTATCCTTGGAAGATAATAAGAATAACCCAGTAAAGAACTTTCTTTTGGTTTTAAGATAACCTTTGGTAAAGTTCCAAATGACCTTGAATCGAAGTCAAATGGAGATTTATCTGTAGCTACAAATTGAGAAACTCTAGGTCTAAAATCTAAAGTGTCAGATGCCCTTACAGAATTTTTTCCAATAAGAGGGATATCCTCAGCAAATCTTTCTTTATCATAACTTAGTACGGTGTAAACATCACCTTCATCCGATGATGGAACAGTATAATGGTCGAAAACTACTTTCAATCTTCTGGAAGGAACGGATGAATTTGATCCCCTAACTAGTTTGGAATAATCATAGTATTCATCCTTTTGTCCCTTATTTAACTTAAATGAAGTGGTAACATTTTTATATGAACCATTGATTATTGTCTGTATGGGTGCCGTATTATTTGATTCTTCTAAAGTTACAATTTCATCTGCGGCAAATTTGTTACTATTCAAATATACTACGGATAAGGTCAATGGTAATGACTTTGAAACAACTCTTGCAACAGCATTGCCAGTCGTGCTGACAATATTCTCACCAATAATAGCATTACTAACTACAGAACTATCAAAAAATTGAACTTGGTCCAAACTAGGAGCATTTTCATCTAAAGACTCTAGAACAACCAGTACTTTAGATACATCTGGCCAAGCTAAACAAATTTCTTCATCCTGAACTCTAAGACCATAGTTGGAGTTATATGTCAATCCATCGGAGATTGAATTATTAGCATCTGATCCAGACTGCTGATACTTGGAATACACAACATCTAATACGGAACTTCTTGTATATTCCTTGATTTTACTTCTAATTCCACTCTTAGTCAGGGTTGCATTAACTACAATGCTAGATTCTGATGCGGATAATGCATTAATAGTTACTGTGTTTGAACTAATAGAAAACGCATCAGAAGTTACTGTACCAATACCGCCTCCAGTATAATGTACAGAATATCTTTCCTCATCAAATGGGTCAAAGAATGCACTTGTAATTCCACTGCTTAAATCTGAGAGAGCAAATGTTAAAGATCCAGCTCCATTTGTTGTCTCATTAGTGATTTGTTCCGATATCTTTAAAGTGGATCCAGAAAGATCGACAGATTCAATATTTGAATCTGGAAGTTGTGCATAAAGACTTGCTTTTTCTTGATTTCTTAAAGTTGGGATACCAAGTTTAATAGAGGAATATGTTCCATTTGTTACCGTGCCATTAGACACTCCAGAAACAGTTGGTCCTGCTGTAAGGGAAAGTGTCGTTCCATTATTTGCTGTTACTCTATTGAAAATTTCATCTCCCGATCCAGTTTGATATCTTATAATATCACCAACTTTGACACCGGTAAAAACTTTTCCAGGACTTGTTAAAGTATTACTACCACTTATGGTTCCACCAGTAACCCCATTTGGAAGAGATCTAGACTCTAAAATAGAATCTCCAGAAAAATTGGGAAATCCGGAAATTCCGGTCTGAGTAACAGATTTAATATCTTGAGTGCCATAAACAGTAAATGATGATACTGTCGCTGAAGCATCAACACCATTGATAATAAGTTGTTCTCCTACTATAAAGGATCCGGAAGTTTGTCTAATACTTACCGAACTTCCAGTTCCAGAATCAACTGCATAACCACTAGCACCACTACTCTTACCCTTGATAAAAGATGATGTTATAAGTGATAGTGGTGCTACAGGAGTATTTAAAGTTAATGATGTATATGTCTGAACATCATACAAGTACAAATCCCAACTTGTAGATGCATCAACATATGCAGAACCAGTTAGATTGAACGTATATACTCTAGCATCACCAATTTGTGTTCCACCACCAGCAGACTGGTTGAATAGATTAACAGACTCTTTTTGCTTTAATGCTCCAGATACATTATTGACTCTGAGCAAATTACCCATCTCAAATGGAATATTTGCAGTATCAATAGATTTAGTATCTCTTGGTTTCTCTACGTCTATAATTGTATTTGAAACGGTTTCTATGTTATATCCACCAACATAAGCCTCTCCTGGAGAAACTTTTACACACATCAAATCATCTGAAGGTGTATTTAATTGATCTGTATCTTGATTTGAGAAAAATAATCCATCGTTACCCAATCTATCATTTAGAGAATTGTGTAATGATATTGCAAAATTCTCTAGTGCATAATGTCCCGATTCTTCATATGTTCTTTCTGCAAAATAATCTCCAAGTCTAGCAAGATCTGTTTTATTTTCTATTATTTTAATCTTACCATTTTCAACTCTTAAAAGTTCCACAAAATCAGTATCGTTTGTGTCCGATAATAATTTTTTAGATAAGGTAAGATTTATCTTTAATCTATCTGCGCCAGGGGCAGCATAGTTTGTAAATCCTTTTGCATTGTCATTGAGAGAGGGATCATCTTTTGCATTAACTATGGTTTCTTCAATTTTTAGACCAACTCTATATGATGGAGTATTTGTATAATTATCTAATAATATGGTTTGCTTAGATACTCTTGCAAAATATCCTCTAATAAAATAAACGCCATCTCCGATTGACGCAGCAGATCCTATGGATGATGCATTTAAATCTATTAAAGATGCGAATGGTGTTCCAGCACTAATTACAGTATTTCCATATATTACATCTTCATCGGCATATAAAGATTCTCCATCTTCAAACTGTTCAAACTCAAAATTATCATTCGAATCTACATACTTAACATATATTGTTACATTTTCTACTTCCTGACCATCTGGAAGAGCAATGTATTGAATAGTTGCTGTAGATCCAGATCTTTGTCCTGTGATTTTCTTGCCAATAAAATTATTAATATAGATGGAAACATCCACACCAAAAGATGTTGGATTCAATTTGATTGCATAGAATTGATCATCATATGCAATACTTCCTGGTATAACTACAGTACCATCTTTGAAAGTATAACTTCCAAAAGATTCTATTTGATTTTGTAATATTGATTGTAGAGTGGTAAGTTCTCTTGCCTGAACAGGATATCCTGGCTTAAATAAGACTTTATAAAAATTTTTACCCGAATCAAAGTCATCAAAATATGGGTTGATGTTTAAGTCTGTTTTTTGTGACATCTTTTTTAGAATTCCAGAATGATTTTAACGTCTTCTTTTTGCCTAAGATTTCTTTCAACTTCGGGTCTATTGCTAATGTAAATAATATCCCCTGTCTTTTTATTTATCTCTGGATTTGCAAGTCCTCCAGTAAAATTGACACCGAGTGTCACACCATTTTCAGAACTTCCTGTGAATCCCGCAGACACGTTAGTGTTACTTGATACTGAAAAAGTTATGCTGTCAGAATTATTAAATTCAACTATTTTTGATCCTACGGCAATGTCTGTGCTATCTTGCTGACTTACTCCATTTGTTAAAAATAATGAACGATCTCTAAAATATTTTAAAACTTTAGTATCAGTATCATAAGATGCTACATAACCTTTAGCAATACTACTAGAACTCTGTGTTTGGGTTACAGTTTCACCTGGGCTAGGAGTTCCTGTATAAGCACTATCTAATTTTAGAGCATATAAAGATGTGTATGTGGAACCAGTGTAAGTAGAGATTCCAGAAAACTCTTTTGGATTTTTTATCAATCCAACCTGGGCAAATTTAGTATCAGATGGAAAGTCCTTAGTAGAATCATCAAATCTTGCATAAATTAAAACTCTATCTGCACCAAGTTCTTTATAAATGTCATATCCATGACCTCTGGATGGTGGTATAATTGGTATCAATTCTGCTGGAGATGATATTGTTCCTGTTCTCTGCAAATCAACTATACCGTAGGTATATCCACTTCCACCAGTAACAATATTTGCTGATGTAATTGCCCCGCTAGCGTCTACTGTTATAGAAACAGTAGCACCAGAACCATCACCTAAAATATTATATGTTCCGTTAGAATAACCAGATCCAGCACTTTTAATATATACCTTTTTTATTTGATTTAAATTTACATCAGAATCACCTGCTTCTCTGATTGTTTGTATAGTAGATTCTGTCGAAGTCAACCAATCATTCGGAAGAACAATATACTCCGTCGAATCAAATTTAATAATATCACTTGGGGAAATTGAGAAAAGATATTTCCACAAATATCCATCAGCACCTGCAGAAAATGGTTGCAAATCTGTGGATGTTGGTTCAAATTTAGATCTGTCACCTTTCAAGTTTGTTCCGCTTGATGCATTATCTAAACAAACATAGACTCTAAAATCAGAATTGATTACATAATAATTTGCATCATACAACCTACTTGTTCCAGAATTTGGAGTTAAGTTTGAGGTACTATAATCATGTCTGTACATATCATAAGAAGTATTTTCCGTCCAAGCAACCTTTCTTACAACTCTCCTTACATTAGCACTAGTTATTCTTCTACCAAAAAGGGCAGTATCTCTGTAATGAGAAGTATATTGGAGATTGTCAGTCGGACTTGGTGGACCACTTGGATTAGAAGACCAATCGCTAGTTCTACCAAATCCAGCAGCAGTTGAATTTGACAATCCTAAAAATGCATAATATGAGTTATTATTATCTAATACAGAATCTACAAAATTACCAGCATTCAGTATTCTAAATTGATCTGTTACGACAGCAGCCATGTTAACATAGTTTTTTAGGTATTTATAATACTTTAGGTAGAGATCCAGTTTGTCTCAATCCAATTCCTCTTCTTTGAATGATGGGGTATGTGGATAATCCAGAAGCAGTTAGTCCAGTGACTCCTATTGATATTGGATTTGAAGATCTTACCAATCCAGCAGTATTTGAGAATCTTCCCCAAGAATATCTACCTACAGGATAGTCTAGTGTTCCTGTTGTAGAAATTCCGGAAAGATTGGAAGCGGAATGTACCCTGCAAGTAACAATACCCGAAGCCTCATCTAATGCATCAACTCTATAAACATTATCCAAATATTCTGTTCCAATACCAATAGTTTCAGAATCTGAGAATGAAATAGATGTTACTCCATTTCCAACTAAAGTGTTAAAGACATAAATTGGATATCCAACTTGCAAGTCTGTACCAACCAGGGTGTCAAAAGTAAATTCTATAGCTAAGTTTGGAGATGACGTTGATGAGATTTCAGTTATAGCGCCACTTTGACCCTGAATTGTTGTAAAGTTTGTAATTGACTCCACATTACCAGAAGCAACTGTGGAAATTCCATTTATTACAATGGCATCGAAGGAAGATGGTGAATCATAATCAAAAAGATCAATGTTATCAACAAATATTTCTGTATCAGTTGTACTCAAATCGCCAATTATATTAACAACTGGATATACTAATGATTCTAAAGAATCTCTAGATTTTGAAACAAACTCACCATTTATTTTCTTATCAACTTTTTGTTTAGTCCAATTCAATAATCTTGTAGTTGTACTAACACCAGGTCCAGAATAAACAGTAGTTTCAAATTTATCTGCAAGAGTTACATCAGTTACTGTTCTCTTATTTTGATCTGGAACTTCTGGATAAACATTATTTTTTACAAGTTGTACAATATCTCCTTTTTTAATAGTTTCCACAATTCCAGTTTCTATAATAGTATCTCCAAGAGAACCTTTATAGAAATATACTGATATAACATCTTCAGGTATTGGTGCTTGTGTAAATTTGAATGAAGTTCCTCCATTATATTCATAATTTACTCCAGGTACTTGTAAAACACCATTAATGAATATTAATAAATTATTTTGCAGATTTATTCTAGAATCTAATGGTGTTTCAAAACTCAATAGTTCTCCATTATAGAACAATGGGAAAATAGTTCTAACACCATCTTGATATGAAGAAATTGAGTCAATAAAGTCTACATTGCCAAATTCCCAAGCACAGAATTTATCAGAATAAACTTCGAGTACAGTAAATTCACACTCAGAAATCGGTGATCCCAAAGATGCATCCGTAACAAGTCCTACAGGTTTAAATACATCACCTTTTCTGAATGAATATCCAGTTTTGGTAATATCAAATTCTGTAACACCAAAGTATGTTGATCCTATTCCAGCAGAAGGTATTGCTTCTACTTTTAAACTTACAGACAATCCAATTCCAGTTTCTGTTGTAGATCCAACACTCAATCTAGAAACACCGATTACAGGAAGATTTTCATAAGTTGGTACTGGAATCAATAATTGTGGATTATTGTATCCAGTTCCACCAGCACCTATCGAGAAGGACAGTGTACCGCCTGCTCCTACTGTCGCTGTAACTGTTGCAGGATCTCCACCAGCGTCTTGTGTAGGGTCGTATACCGTAACGGTAACAGGGTCCCTATACCCAGATCCTACATTGTTTACAGTGAGGGTCTGTATTGGTTTAAGGGGACCAAAAGCAGATAGAGACACATCAGCAGCTACTAGTGGTGCAAATCCAAGACCAGTGGTTGATCCAAGAGAAACTATAATTCCACCTCTTGGAGTTTCATTTTGATTAATATCATCGTCTGAACTAATATATTCTAATGGATCGCTATTTGGAACCGTAATACCTGAAAATGTTACTGTTGTGATACCAGCAGAGTCTGATATTATGTAATTTCCATTTGGATTGTTATCTGTTGTTGGTTGTTGATACAATCCGTTTATCAAAATAATTCCATTTCCACCAGTGCTTCCTATTCCAGTTGTATTTGCTCCTCCAACTGTCAGAGTAAACGTCCTACCAATTCCATTGATAGAATCCGATATGTCATCATAAACTTTATTTGAAGAATAGTCGGATTTTAAGAATACTCTACCACTAAATGATGATGTAGCATAATCCAAGTTTGATTCTGTTTTATCTATCTGAGAATTACCTCTCGGTGGATCCACAAAGTGTAGTGTATTTTCTACAATATTATATGAGCCTCTATACACATCAACTTGAGTTGATGTGGTATGTGATGTTGAGATAGTTCCAACAAATCCTCGTTTAGTTTCGACCAGATTAAACGTTCCAAAATTAGATATTGGACCGACAGAAGAAGTTCCAAGACCTACGTTTGTAACGTAAATATATTCATCCTCAATTTTTAGAACATCTGAAGGATTGATGGAAGATATGCCACTTAGATTAAACAATGTGGTTGCTGATCCAATATTTTCGGATAGAGTATGTGATATCTTTGAGAAAGAGAGGGGACTTTGAATTAAGTTATCAATAACAATAATTGACTTGGAATTCTTTTCTTTCATCTCAAACTGGTGTACATTTCCACCACCAAGATCTGTAAATGTTACTGCTGTTCCACTTCTTGTTGTAGATATTTGGAACTTATCCAAATTATTATTTGATACGATTGCAAATACTGTAGATGGTAAAACGTCATTTACGCCACTATCAACATTACTATATGTCATAGCAGTTGTTGTAATTCCAATAATTGATGATTTCGGAGTATAAATCAATTCTTCTCCATCCTTGAAGAAGTGATTTGTGATACTAAATTCACCAGTAGAAGCATTCAACACATTTGTATCCTGTGGATCAAAAGATTTTAGGAAAATCTTAGTTCCGTCTGAAGTTGCATCAAAAGCAGTGGCATTAATTCTATTGCCATTGATTGAGTTATAGAATGCCAGTTCTTGCAATTCTACATTATTACCATATTCAAGTTCGTCTGGTATATTGGAAATATCAATATCAGTATAAAATACTTGTGTGAATGCGCTTATGTCAATATTTTGTGATGAATATTCTGCATCTGGGTGGAATTCTACGTTTAAATTAGAACCAGAAATATTACCAGTAAAAGTTCCTATTCCTAGTGCAGTATCAAAAGTAGAAATGCCACTTACGCTGAGAATTGCTGACTGCTGCAAATAAGTATCTGTCTCATCAAATACCATCATTAGTTGATGGACGGCTTTTGTTGAACCGACGCTAACTTCCACTATAGATTTTGTAGCATTGAAAAGATTTTTATCAATAGAAAATACTGTGCTTACACCAACTCCATTAACATAGTCTGACTGATAAATTGCAGTTCTTTCTGATCCATCTGGTTGTCTGTCCAATTTGAATCTATAAGTACCAACACCAACCGAAGTTGCACCAAAACCAACTATTCTTGATCTAAGTGTAACATTTGTTGATTCTGTATTAAAATAATTTAACTTTAAAGATCCTCCAGTAATTTCTGAATCAAACGACCCTATCGGTGTGTTTGAAAATGTTACAATGTCAGTGTCTGCATAAAATTCAGACATATATGTGTTTGATCCATCAGAAGTAATATACAATTCAACAAAATTTAATTCCTCGGTAATATTGTCAATTACTTGAATATTTGCATACAAAGATTTAAATGATGTATTGTCCAGTGATATAACAGTAGATGAAGATATTCCTGAAGTAAGAATTCCCGTTGAACTTATTAGGTCAATAAATCCAATAGAAGTTGTTCCAATTCCTGCTGAAGATGATGCAAATTTACTTCTAATTATTTTTAGGTCATAATCAGTATCAAACGGATCTTTTGGTTCAAATCTCAAATAATCATCACCGAATTCGTCCCGTTCTATTACAATTTCTCCATATTTTTCATCTGGATTATGTAATGTAGTGGTTATTCCTACATTTGAGACGCTTCCCCTCTCTAAAAGATACCTTATCTCTCCCTTACCAAGAACTACTACATCAGTTAATTGAACCTCACTTCCATCAGATGAAGTTATTCTGAATATAAAATTGTCGTATGTAGAATCAGAATCTAATTTTTGAATATTTAATACTGTAAGTGGATTATCTTCAAAGAATGAAAATTGGTTACTTATATCGTCTATAGCAATTACTTCGTTTCCTATATTTTCAGCATAATCTGATAATTTTTTATTAATCAGTTTTATAAAACTTGTTTTTCCAGTTGCTTGATCTATATCAAAATCATATCCAAAATCAAAACTGTTTATAGTATCAACTCTTACATCATCAAACAAATTGTAGTTAATTGTTGTTTCTTCTAAACCAGTTACAGTTTTGAATTGTGGTGGGAATTTATTGTCAAAGGCAGATAATTCAGTATCAACAAAATCTTTTAGTCCGCTTGTATGAACTAAAGGTTTTACAACTTTCACTACTTCGCTGTATTCTTTACTACTCCTTATACTATAAGAAAGATTTTGATAATAATCATTGTTTGGGATAAATTGAGAATCTAGATTTAATTTTCCAACATCATCTTTCCATCCAAAAGATTTTGATATTGAATAAGAAACATTAAATATACCCTCATTTCTTTCAATATTACTTACCGTAGCTACAGTTGAAGATTCTTTTCCTTGTATCAATTGTTCTTCTTCTAATTCATATGATCCTGATACTTTTAATCTTGCTCCATCGTATGAAGAAACGAATAAATCTACAGAAACTCCATCTACTATTAATTGTTCACCGATAATGAAATCTATCCTTTTTTGAACAACTTCAAAAACTGGATAATCATCCTTGTCTATAATATATGCAAATCCATCTTGAATTGTTTTTGCAATTCCAGTGTTTGTTGTTAAACCTCCATTAGATGAACCTGATAGATCGAATACTACCTTATCGTATGGACTAGACTGAATATAACTATCAACTACAAGAAACTTATATCCATAGTCTTCAGAATTAAATCCAGATCCTTCGGAACTAATTTTTTGTATTCCTTCCAAGAATACTTCATCGCCAGGAGCAAAAGGATCGGTTGTATATCCTAGTGGAGGTATTGTGATAAAACAAGTAAATATTCCAGTAGAATCCGAATCCACTCTTGCTATTGTTATTCCATTTGAATTATTAACTGTAAAAATACTAACGGAGTCTTCTGGAATGCCGGTAGGATTATTTACTATATTTACGGAAGATATAGATTCACCCAAAAGATTTGCAGTTAAAAGTCCAGAATTTATTTCTTCACCAGTTGCTGAATTTACAATTACCAGATCTGGAGATTCTACGTATCCGCGACCACCGTCCTGAACCAAAACTTCATCCAAAGTGTTTGAATCTTTAACTACTATACTTGGCGAAACAAAAGCCGTTGGTCTTAAAGTTGGATCGAAGGAATATTCAAATTCTTCATTTATAATTCTATAATCTTTTATCTCACCGATAGAATTAGATTTTGGAACAATATAAGAATCTTTACCATTGGTGGAAGATATGGTGTTAACACTAGGAATTTTCTTATAACCAAAGCCACCAGAAATTAATTTTATTTTGGAAATAGGTCCTTCAGCAGTTTTGGAGGATGTAATATACTCCAATGTATCACATTGATTGCTATCATATGATAAATCTTCTGGATAAGTTTCCAAAACAATGTCAAAAGTAGTTGCGGATGTCCCTACAATTTTATATTCATTATTATACAAACTTTGTTTATAATTTATTTCAGAATAATTTTTTACATCCTTATCTGTACTACTGATATATCCAGATTTTTCTAGGTTATAATAAAGTTTTTCAGGCAAATTCGAATCATATGAAATTGTTAACGCTGCCCCAACAGTTCCTATTGTTGATTCATATTTAAGGTTAAATGTATCGGTGGAACCTGTAGAAACAAATTCATCTTTAAACTCATTATCTTTATAAATTTTGAAATTATATGTAAGAAGTGAAGGATCTGACAAATCAAATACTAGATCATTATTCTTTACAGAATTTATTCTTGGGTTTATTGGTGATATTGAATGAGAAGACCCTCCAGTAGAAGCAAAACTTACATTTGTTGGTGGAGAAGATAAAGACTCTAGATAAGATCTACAAAGTTTAATATTATTTGAATCAACTTTAAATACATAATAATTGCCTGTAGATAATCCAGATATTACATCATTTGATGAATAATAAACTTTATCGCCAGTGTTGAATCCATGGTCATCAATATTGATGGAATCGGTTGATGTGTTTACACCTGCAGAACTGAAGCCAATAGTATTAATCAATATGGTGTTTGTATCATTGTTTCTATAAACTTTTACGGAGATAGAAGTTCCGATACCAACAGATAGATTTGGATTTACTGTTAGTTTTACAACATCATTTAAAGTCATCCCGTGTGATGTTGAGACGGATACAGTTGTCTTTATCTTAGATACAGTACCTTGTACTTTTTCATTTGTCTTTTCAAAAGAGTAGAGGTCATTATTACTTCCAGAAGTATGGAAAAATACCTCTTCAGAATCTAATGTCGTTTTTATTCCAATTAAATTTGAATTTTTATTTACCACATAAACTTCTGATGGTAAATTCAAAGTGTTTAATCCATCTGTAGAAATTGAAATTGGCGATCCATTAGCCGTAAATGAAATTAATTGATTGGTTTTAAATGGATGACCCTCAAGATATATGGATTTTGTTGGTATTCCGCGTTGAATTCCAATAGTTTGTGCAAAATCATATGATGTCAAGTAATTTATTCCTGATGTTGTTCCAACTCCAACCGTTTCTGTTGGATTGAAAAATACTTTATCATTTAATTTTGATTTAAAATATTCTAATTGAGCATTAATAGTAAATGAATCTGGTAAAAATGTAACTGTGGAATTTTGATCGTGCGATACTCCCGTTAAACCTCTCTCAACCCTA